TGATAGATATCGGCTTTTACACTAGGGGTTAATAAGATTATTAATAGTGGAAAATACTTTAACATTTGACTAAAACTAGGGCTTAGTACCTATAAGTTTACATGAGGGTAAACTTAGTATGTATGGTATAAAAAAATGACAGAAAATCCAAAAGAAAAGAAAGGTGTTTTCGCAAAAATAAAAGAAAACATAGATGACAAAGAAGAGCAGATAGCCTTTATTTCAGTCATTGTCAGACTGGTCGTACTCGGCTGGTCCGCATTTATCGTCAGCCTTAATTACATAAGTATTCCAGGCTATTCAAACGAGCCCAAGGATATCACATTTCCAGCTTCGATTCTGACAGCTGCGATTAGTACCTTTGGCATTGAGGCATCACGTAAAAAAGGAGAAAAATCTAAAGATACAGAAAATAAATCTGGTGCAGTTACCACTCAGATCTTACGTATCGAACAAGCTCCAATTAAAATAATCACTGAGAGTACAGGTAAATGATATGTACAGTAACAGACCACGGAGAAACTGGGGAATCATAGCTGTAGTCTCGGTTCTAGGGATATCTAATCTATCTTTGATGAATACTTTAGTTTCTCATAAACTAAAAAATCCTTTTCCTAATATAAATTTACCAGTAGGACCTTATACAAGTTACAGAGTTGTTACTTCAGAAAAGGGATATACTATCAGCTATAAAGCAAACGATCCTAAGATTTTAACCAGAGTAAAGGATTTAGAAGAACCTAAAGGTTTATTTGGTAATAAAAAAACTGAATTACATTTAAGAGAGACTTATACAATGCAAGGTGAAGGTAGTAAGAAAGATGTAGAGGGAACCGTAATGACTGACAAAGACATTGCTTGTATCAAAGTAGAGGGTAGTGGAAACTCTACAGGTAAGCTTGTAGGAGCTTCTGTAGGGGTTAAAGCTGCACCTGCATTTAGTAACATACCAATAGTCGGATGGCTTGCTGCTGGCTTTGTAACTATGTTTGCACAGGACAAAGGATCAGAAATAGGTGGACAGATAGCTAGAGACTACAATGATTGTTAATAAGTTATTCTAGAGTTATACTCGAAGTAGTTACTTATTTAACATGTCTTGCGGATTAGAAATGGCACAACTTAAAGATTTTGATAAGCAATTAGACGAACAGGCTACAAATTTAGCAAATCAAATTCAACAATTAGAAACTCAATTAGCTACTACTAAAAATACTTATTTAAAGGTTTTAGGTGCAAAAGAATTTGCAACTACGCTTATACAAGAAGCGGAGAAAAATCATGATGCTACAGCTGAAGTAGTGCCAGAGGCAAGTGGTGATTAAGATGTTAAGGGAGTTGAATAGAGATAGATATAAAGCCTTACAATTATTAGCAGATCATTTACGCACTCCATCAAAGGATTTATCTTTAAATGCTATTTTTAATGATGTTAAAGATGAAGATCTTAAATGGGTCACAGAAAAAATTCATTATTATTTATTAAGACTTCTCGAAGATGCAGACTATGAAATAGAGGACGAAGTTGAATTAGTTTCACTAATGGAATAATTACTACATTTGTGTAAGTTTGTGCAGCATAAAGTTTCTACAAGGTTGCAAGGTACATGTGATTCACTGCGAGCAAGATCTACTAGCAAATTTAATTGAACTTTCTCCAAAAAACGCTCGCCATAAATTTCGACAATGTATATTTGAAGCTTGGGATTGGAAATGTGCCTACTGTGATAAAGAATTAGATACGAAAACTGCGACAATTGATCATATACTTCCAAAATTTAAAGGTGGACACAATGTCAAATCCAATATGATCTGTTCCTGTTCCAAATGTAATAGACTAAAAGGATCACATCTTTTAGAGGATTGGTACAACCCTACATATAAGTTCTATCAAGAGGATAGACTTGATAAGATAAGACAGTGGATGGATCAAGACAGCTCTATCAAGATTCTTTCCCCAGATAAAGCAACACCTTATATTACAAATGATTTCTACATCGGATGGGTCGCTTCCTGAAGAACAAGCCAAGGCTTTTGCTAAACAGTATGCAAAAGAAATTCAAGCAGAAAAAGATGAGCAGATTAGAAAGATAGTTGCTGCAAAGAGTTATAAAGAGGGAGATGAATCTCTATATGGAAGAAGAGGTCAAGATCTGAATTCTAAGATACAATCAGGAGAGATAAAGATTGTTTAAATGACTAAAGTCAATCCAAAGGATGCTCAACATGTGAATGAGCATCTTGTTCAGTGTTTAAGAGATTCTGTAATGGTTCAGAATCAAACACAAATAGTTCATTGGGGGTTGTTAGGATCAAAATTTTACCAAATACATCTCCTTACAGGAGATATCCAAACAGAGATGGTAGAAGGTATTGATAATATTGCTGAACATATAAGGTCTATAAATGTAATGACACCAGCAAGTGTAGTAGATTTATTATCCTCCAGAATAAAAGATATTGATATATCTGATCCTTTTGATCAAGATAAAATTATTTTAGATTTAAGTATTGCTCATGACTTACTTGCTAGTTGTTTTGAAGAGTTAGCAAAGTACGCTGGCATGATAGGAGATGATCTCACTCAAGATTTAGCTGTAGAGCGTGGAAGAGTTCATAAAAAAAATCAATGGCATCTTAGAGCTACAATGACATATATGACTCCTAATAAAGAAAGGACTGATGTCGAAGAGGGCAAAAGCTAAAAAACTTTCAAAAGAACATTTGAAATGTAATAAACCTAGAAAGACTCCTAGTCATAAAACAAAGTCTCATGTTGTAAAAGCATGTGAAGATGGTAAAGAAAAAATAATTAGATTTGGTCAGCAAGGTGTTAAAGGTGCTGGTAAAAATCCTAAAACGGCTAAAGAAAAAGCTAGAAAGAAATCATATTATGCTAGACATAATGCACAAGATGCTAATCCTGATAAGATGTCAGCTAGATATTGGTCACATAAAGTTAAGTGGTAGAATAATTTTAAAGACTATATCTGATCATGGAAGTAATTGCTGTTAGTTTTATCATATTGTTTGGAAGCAGTTATGGTGTTGGTACGATTTTACTAGGTAAAAAAAAATACATAGATAGTGAGTAATTGTCTATTAATTCACTATTGGTAATATATGTATAAAGGCTTTTATTTATATGGATGTTAACCTTCCGGTAGATGTAGAGTTTTCTATTCATGCAGCGTCTTTAGCAATTCAAACTTTAGACCGCGTAGAATTAGAAGAGGCATTCATCGAGCTTTTACATCAAAAAGCACTAGATCGTCAAATGTTTTACAACATTATGAAGGATCATGGCATTGATGCCAACATACAATTCCAGCTCTCAACTGAAGGGCAAATTTCTTAAGGAACATGGCTACACGAACAATTGAAGCAACTTTAGATACATTCAGTGTTGATGCTGGATCTGAGATTACATATCTTGGTCCTACAGCAGCAGGTAATAAAGGAGATGCAGTTAGAGGATTTAGAGTGAATCCCGGAAGCACAGGAGATATTAAGGTAACTCTTGATAGATCAGAGGGTGTAAATACTATTCAAATATTTCAAGAAGATGCTTTTTCAACAGGATCTGCTCCTAATGGCTATCAAAAGTTTTTTGATATAGCAAAAGCAGGTAAGGGTAAAGGAGCTGTAGGTGTTACAGTTACTAATGCTGCTAAAGATTATGTTGTACTTTTAGAGTTAGATGGTTACTCTGAAGTAAGCTATAACGGTTCAGTTGTCGTCCCATAAATACTCTCTATTTACTGAAAAAGGATTTCAATTAACAAAAAAATATACTATTCCTAAAACTTATTTAGGTTTTGGTAGATATGCAGCTTATAAAAATTTTGGAGAAAGTGATTGGAAAATAGGATATGGAAGCAAAATTATTAACGATCATAGTTTAAGTGCAACTGATAAAGCCTCTCAAGAAGAAATAGATAAACAATTTTATGAGGATCTAAAGTTGTTTTCTAAACAAGCCGAAAAATATGTATTTGTAAATTTAAATAAAAATAAAAGAGCAGCGTTACTTAGTTTTGCTCATAGTATTGGATTATGTTCTTTTAAATCTTGTAGATTACTTGATTTAATTAATAGCTATGCATCTAAAAACAAAATTATAAAAGAGTGGAGTCCTTATATTAATCACATATGGATGTCAGGAGGGGACTTTATGACCTCTAGAAGACGTACAGAGCTTGATATGTACTTTGCCCCTGATAAAGAGATACCTACCTTCTATCCCCATAAATGTAGCACTGAGGTTTGTTTATTAAATATTGCTGAGACTTACAACGGATCAGCCACTCAAATAAAAGGAATAGAGTATTTAGAAAAAAAAATTAAAGAATTTGATCCATCTGGGGAAATTTTACGGCAGTTTTTTCGTTATTGGAACAAAACTCCAAGTGGTCTAGGATCTCCTTCGCGTCGAGGGGTCGTTCCTTAAGCCAATCTAAACAATCCATTAATAACAATTCTCTACTATAATTTTTTTCAAATTCTTTGTAATTAATCGAAGTCTCTTGCATGATCGAGGATGTCCGGTGCTTGGAGTTCAATGTTTCCTTCACTAATTCCACTTCCATAGATTGATCTTGCTGTTTCGAGGATTTCATTATTTTGATCAGATGTCATACTTATTTTTAGCAGTACTAAATATCCAATCAAGTCATTTACTACGTCTTCGTCAGTAGCTAATAATCCAGCTCCTTTCATAATTCGATTTAATTTATCATCAATACGTACTAATAACTGTTCTGTGGCTGAGGACTTACTAAAAATTCTGTTAGGTTTTAAAGCAGAATTACCATATTTTCTGTTTTTATGAATTAAAAGTTCTTTAATATCATCACAGATTACACTGATTTTTAATTCTGTATCGTTCATTGTCATGTTCATCTCCAATACAATAGATGTATGAAACCTCAGTCTACTTCAAGTTACGACGTTGACAATCGTTATAGATTCTATAAGTCGTTAAATACTAAAAAAGACATCAGTCCAGATAGACGAGGTGTAAGACCGGGAATAGATGATAATAATTCTAAAAATTTTTTAAATACATATATAGCTCAGTTAAGGGATATGAATTTTCCTAGACAAATGATTGATTAACAAATGACTTTTCCAATATTAGAAAAGATATATTTAAACCTTTCTGTTTGATTAAATCCTAAAGAAATTTCAGGTAAATAAATAAAATAACCCCAACTTATAGGAGATTCTAGACACTCAAATTTTTTTCCATGAATTAAATTTGCTCTATCTGTAGGCACACAAACAGGGAAATCCCACATTTCAGGACAGGTTCTAATCATTTCAGGGTAAGTAGTAAAGAATAAAGCTTCTGGTATATTTCGTAATTTCCATTCTTTAAGTAATCTTCGAAACCAAATCACAGATGGAGCCTTTGCTCCCTGACCTGCTGATAAACTCCACCTCCATGTGCCTCTTTTCTTTGCGAAAGAGCATCTTCCATAAGTAGGAGGAAAGAGATATGTTTTTCCAGTCCAAGGTTCTTCTGTATTTAATCCGTCATCATCATATGTATAAATTTTTTCTGCTCTTAAAAATTGATTATTAGCATCATAAGTAGAGCATGGATCTAAATCTATATTTCTTAATAAGGCATCTATGTAAGGTATATATTCACAAGGAGTCAGCCAATCATGAGTTATATGATCTACTTGTCCTAAAGATCTTTTACTAGCACCCCATGATCCTTTGGTCACATCATTTTAAAACTTGCACCTTCACTATCTATTTTGTAATGAACAAGAGACATTTGTTTTGAATCTTGAATTATAAATAAAGCTTCCTTGTCAGGATCTAGTTTTTCTGATCTTGTTATAGCTTGTTTCATTACATCTGCAGCTCCTTCCATATCACGCTTATTAAGATCATCTACTGCCGTAATTAAATTATTTACTGATAAATAAAACATAGATTTTTTTTCATCTTCTTGTTCAGGAGCATAAACCATAGCTCCAGGACCTTCGTTCTGATAAAATTTTTGATAATATTCGCACATATCTGCACAAATTCTTTCTATTGTTAATTGGTAAAGTTTTTTTTCGTCCTCGCCAATTGCAGTGCCAATAAGTTTTTTTAAGAGCTGATGTCTTCTACTAGTCATTTAGTTTCCCCAACTGTTACATTCTTATCTTTTTTTTTGTCTTTGTCAATTTTTATAAGATCACTAAGTCCCGATTTTTTAAGTGTTTCTAGTAGTTTTGGTAATGGTCTATATAAAACAACTGCTTTTTGCATATTTCCTATTTTTTTTATTAATTTTCCATTTTTATCTCTTAATTTTGTTAATTCACCTTGTCTAATTAAATATTCAGCTACACATCTGTATCTTCTTTTTTCAGCTAAATTAATCTCAGGATATCTATCACATATGGTGCTAGTCTTCATATCACTGAATGTAAGACGTATTTGATCTGCTAAAGATAAACCTAAAATTAAATCTTTTGTGCTTGTTTCATAACTTGAAACTAATTCTAAATATCTTCTAAGATCTTGATTATTAAAGCTACCTGATGGAGGTATAAATATTTGTACTTGTTCAATCAGAGATTTACAAAGTTTTTTTCTATAATTTTTTGTTGTGACTGAATTTATATCTAAATCTACGAATCTGTAGCTCTGATAAAGATTATCAGGGTCTTTGTGTGGTGCATAATTTGTCGTATCTAAGATATCTACCCAGTCCTCTAATTGTTGTGCTTCCATTCGAGGACACTATCTTTTCAAATACTAGCTTACTTTTTAAGTTCGTTCCATTGTTGTTTATGACTGATTAGCAAAGCCCAGATATAGTAATGTTTTAAGCTTGTAAAATGATCTTTAAATCTGACATGTTCATCCCAATCTTCTCCATATAATTCTGTCAATCTTTTTTTACATTTTTCTTGAGATCCGCTGTAGTTTGTAGCCTCCCAACATGATTTAGCAAGCAACATTTCTTGAAGTGTGCATAAACCCTCTAAATCTAATGTGGACAGACCATGTAGAAGTTGGCTAATATCAGAAAGATAAGGATATTTTTCATCATGCGTCGCCCTATTACATATGCTGAGTTGCTCTTGATTTTGATCCTGCTCCCTGTTGGGTACATTGGGGCTAATCATTTATACGAGTTTGTTACAGATAGAATTACTATAGAAGTAAAATTTAAAAAGTAAAATGGGTGGTAGAAAGGAAACCCCTCCAACAATAATAATGCCTGAAGAAGGTGCTCCACAAGCCTTTCAGACTATAGTACCTCAGAAAAGCTATAAAGATATGGCAGAGTCTACGCTACGTACTGAAAAAGAAATTAATCGATTAATGGGTCAAAGATATGATGAAGTAGGAACTCCTGAAGAAATAGGTGCAAGAAAAAAAGGTGTTGAGATGCAAGCAGCTGCTTCATATTTAGCTTCACTACCTAAAGGACCTGTAGATGAAAGGTTTAAAGAAACACCTAGAGCATTCCCAGTAAAATCTAATAGAAGGGCAACTTTTGACACAGTTCCAGGATCAATGTCAGGTTTTGGTTCTACAAGACCAGGAACAGGTAGACCAGCTATAGGAGGAACAGGAAGTAAACCAGCTATAGAAGGAACAGGAAGTGGGCAAGTAGGAACTATGCAAGTGCCTACTGATCCAGCTAAAGAAGCTGCTAAAAAAAGATTTGATGAATCTAAGAAGGCTTATGAAGCTGCATTAGAAAAAGCTAAGAAAACACCTAGATCATTTATGGCTGAGACTAAAGATCCTTCATATGCTCAGAATCCGGATTCAATGTTTATTCCACAAATAATTAACGCTCCTGACAGCTAATTACAGATTTCCAAAATTAACTGTATCAGTTACTGCGGTTGTAATTAAACCAAAATTAATTTGTTCTTCTGGATTTTCATTTACAAATCTCCAATCTAAAACTGATACGTTTAATCCTATAGAGTAGGTTGTTTCTAAATATCTAATATCATTTGTAATAACAAATAAATATTTTCCTTTATCTAATCTAGTGACCGGATAATCTTTATTAAAAAGTATTCCCTCATCATCGTTGTAATCAATAGCTCCTTCATGATAAACATAGCCTTCATCATTAATTGGTAATTCTTGTCTATGCCCACTTTCATCTATTTGATAGAAAGCTAATAAAGTATTTCTATTAGTTTGATCTTCATAAGAAAATCGTGAAAATTCTTGTGTAAATTGAACTGTTCTTGGAAGACTCAGGTTAATTTCATAAAATGTGCTTTGTTTTCTGGACAAACCTCCATGAGAATTAGATATTATTTGAGATTTAAATATTGCCGAAAAATCTCCTAGATCAATAGGATTATTTAAATTATCTCCTTGTTCTGCAGGTCTAGGATCAGAACCAAAGTAAGAAGTAGGACCATATGCCGTAGGCCCACCACCTCCTGTAGGATAGGATTCAACTTTTCCTAAATTAAAAAACCCTAAATTACTTGGAATAGTAGTGAGAAATCTTGCCACTTTAACTTTGTTTATTTCTTTCTCTATGATACTGCAAAATATTTTCGTGATGAAGCTTAATATCTTTTATAGACTTACATTGAGGTATTTCTCTTATACCTTTTATCATTAAATGTTTTGGATTACAACAAAAAGCTTTGCACTTTGGCTGATTAAAAATTCTATATTTTCCTGTATATCCACGACTTAACCAAAAAGCTATACGTGGGGCTGATTGTGTTTTACCTGAATGAAAAGGAGAAGGAAAGTACGCAGTAGATTCAGTACCATTTTTTCTAGTAGCACCTTGCCATTCCCAACAATCATCTTCATCTTTTATATTTACCTGTTCCCAAAATCTTTTTACTTGCCAATACCATTTCATTTCAAACTCTCTTACATCTACAGTGCATCTAGATTTTTTAATCTCCTCCATACAATCTAGACATTCTCCCATTAATCCAAAGTTACCTTTATGTTTGTTAGTTCCTTGTATATGCCAAGGACATTCATAATGTTGAGTTTCTGTCACGACACCTCTAAAATTTTTTGCTTCATTTGGATGAGCTCTCATTAAATTTATACACACATCTGAGAGATTTGACCAAATCTTTTCCTCATTATATTGATCTTCTTTATCTTCGACATTCTCATAAGTCTCTCCTGAACAGATTCTTCTTACGGAATGATATGGTAATCGATAATGTTTAGATAATTTTCGACTACTTATCCCACTGTTACTTTCTGTTCTCAACTTAGTTATTAAGTCAATATCAATAGATTTATTATTAGTTTTTGCATTTTCATAAGCTACATCTTTTCTAGTCCCCCAATAATAATGAGAAGGGTTGAGACAATATTGAGACTTACATTCACTTCTTTTAACAATTATTGGTTTCTCCTCCGAATAATTTCTACCTGTCATACCTAAAATTAATGGTCTAGCATCATGACCTTTATACATGAGTTTTGTTTTCTTACTCGTTGTAAATCCTTTAAAACTAGCATTGTTCATCTTTGTTAAACACCAACAAGATTCTTTCCCAAAGTGTTCTAAAGCTGTCTGAAAAGCTCGTACAAATAATATCTGATCATATGCAGTCAAATTTTTATATAAGAATGCATCATTATTTTTCATGCAAAGTAGGGGGTAGGTGTACTGGTAAGCATACATCCCTTTGATACCAATAGCAATCGTTGAACACCCAAATACCAAAAAATTTTGCCTATTTATATTACTTTTATAGAAGATGAGGTTAGGTACATGACTGTTTAATTTTATATACACTCACTTACCTAACCACCGCATACATACAGTTAAGTAAAATACCCATATTTTTTAGGAACTTGGGTGTTCATAGTAAACCTCAGTCACATAAATATATTTCAAAGGCAAAGTACAAATATTTGCACTAACCCTACCACTATTTTTAAATATAAAAGAGAAAAAATAACAAACTAAGTTTTGGGTTAGGTAGGTGACTGTTAGAAAAGTATGTACACTCACATACCTAGTCTCGAAGTCTTGTCGATGATATTATTGTAATAACAATTTTGTAAAGATAAATGCCAGGATATCCAATGCAGGCAGGATTTGATCAGAGTTCTCTTATGTCAGATCCAAAATTTAAGCAGCAAGAGACTATGAATCAGGGAAATATGGTTAGTGCTCCTTATTTTCAGGCTAACAAGATGGCTGCTGAGAAAACAAATCCTATGAATGCTATTTCTCAGGAGACACCAGTAGGTGATAGAGTTGATGATTTTTTAAATAGAATGGGTAAGTAAATGTTTATGGATAATGATTTTCCAACAGTAATGGCAAACGGAGGGGGTAAAACTTTTTTATCTGGATTTGTAAAAGGAATGAATAAATATAGTCAAGCTGGAACAGATGTTGATGACTTTGAGATGGAAAGAGAGTATGAGCAAGAATTAGGTAAGCCAATGATAGAAACAGTAAGATTCCGTAAATAAACTCGTCGTAAAATTAAAAATAATACGAGTTTTGACGATAGATGTCGCAAACAGAAGTCCAACTAATAAAAGATGCAGTAATTGTTAATGCTGACATAAATTCAAGTGCAGCGATAGCTTTATCAAAGATTGCTACTGGTGCATTACCATCAGGAATTACAGTAGCTAGTGCAAACCTTGTAGATGGAACAATAGTTAATGCTGACATAAATGCAAGTGCAGCAATAGATGTAAGCAAAATATCGGGTGCAATGCCTACGGCAGGAGGTACTTTTACTAGTAGTGTTACTTTTACAGGTGATGTACATTTTGATGGTGAGACTGCTGGAAGAGATATAGATTTTGATAGATCAGAAAATCGCTTAGAGTTTGCAGATAATGCATCTGCTACTTTTGGATCAAGTAATGATAGTTCTATTGTTCATGACGGTAGTAATTTTACTTTAACTAATGTCACAGGTGAAATAAGAATAAGACCAAAAGTATCGCAAGAAGGGATAATTGCAAAAACTGATGGAGCAGTAGAGTTATATTTCAACGGTGGTAAACAGTTTGAAACTTTGACTAATGGCATTAAGCCTACTAACAACCTGTTTATGAATGACAATAAACCAATTTATATTGGAACTGGCTTGGACCTTCAAATTTTTCACGATGGTACAGATGATGTTATTCACTCAACAGGTACTTCATTAAGAACAAGATCAAACATTTTTAGAGCTAATAATGCAGCTAATACCGCAGTTATGTTTAGAGCTACTGCTGGTGGAAATTTCGAAGCATATCACGATGGCAGTAAAAAGTTCGAGACAGTTACAGGTGGAGCTACGATCACAGGAGTTTGTACAGCAACTTCTTTTTCTGGTTCAGGTGCAAATTTAACTGATGTAGATGCCGGAGCAACCGGTGGGGGAAATGATAAAATTTTTTACGAGAATGGGCAAACTGTAACTACTAATTACACCATTGGAGATACTTTTGGAGCTGCCTGTAACGCAATGGCCGCAGGTCCTATAACCATAGATAATAACGTAGTTGTCACTGTTAACTCAGGCGAGACTCTCACTATTGTTTAGTCGAAAAATAACCCTGATAAAATAAAGTTATGAGTACGATAAAAGTTAACAACATAATACCTACTGCAGGCGTTCCTAACAGTGGAGGTACAAATTATGGTGGTGGCATAATTAAAATAGTTCACAGAAAAATAACTGCTACAACTAACGTCACAACATCGTCAACAAGTTTTATTAATCTAAGTACAGCATACGACACATTTATTACTCCTACATCAACTAATAGTAAAATTTATGTCATTATTACAGCACCTGTAGTTGCTAATAATTCATTTAACGGTGGTATTGCTGATTACAGCATAGGTAGAAATGGCTCTATGATAGATAGCTTTTCTTATGGTTCTGTTTATCAAAATGCAAGTGGTCTTGCTTATCAGAATCTAACGATGCACACTTTAGATTCTCCAAGTACAACAAGTCAGCTAAGTTATAACTTTATGTGTAAAACAAATAGTTCAAGTAATCCAATTGGAATTGGTGCATATGGAGCCAATGAAATTGTCAGTGTTACTCTTATGGAGGTATCAGCAGGTTAATGGAAAGACATTTAGCAATTTATCAAACATATTCAAATGTTATAAAAATAGAAGGTGAAGAAGGCAATGAAATTTGTCGTGACAAAGACGATAATATTATCACTATTGATCACTCTGTTATTAATGCTTTACTTGCTGCTAATAAATATAAAACAGATAGAACACAAAATGGCTCTACAATTTATGCGGATTGGAGAGAACAGTTATCGATGTTATATGACGATATGGTCGCTGGCAAACTAGATTCTACAGGTACATTTTTTGCTCATAACAAAGCTGTTAAGGATGCAAATCCTAAACCATAGGTTTGAATGTTTAGTCACTTTAAAATAATCATATAGACAGAGGATTCTTAAATATGGCATTAGACCATGAGGCAATAAGAAAAGCATATCCAAACGCTGTAACGATTGATGATGGTACAGGTGCATTTGATGCAAGCGGTAGTTCTATTTCTCTTGATGCAAGTAAAATTGCACAAGCGAGGACAACTTTAAATGCCGAAGCTGCTGCAACACTTTACCAAAAACAGAGAACAGGTGAAGCTGGTACAACAGATACTATTTATTTATCTATAGGAGATCAGTTAGATAATCTTTATAAAGATATTCTCGCTGGCACTGTTACTTCAAGTGGTTCATTTGCGAAAGCAATTGAAGCAGTAAAAGCTAAATATCCTAAGCCATGAGTACAATAAAAGTAAACGAAGTACAAAATACTTCAGGAACAAAAATTCTTACTCAAGGTGTTTCTAGAACAACAGAAGCAGGAGCTATATCTGGTGGTACAAATTATGATTTTACATTGCCTTCTAATTGTTTCAGAGTTGATTTTGTAGGTCATAATATATCAACAAGTGGCTCTGGATCGCCAGCCTTCAGAATGGGAACTGCATCAGGGATTCTTGATAGTGGTGGACCTTATTCTTATTGTAAAAGTGGAACAGGTAATAATTATGAATCAAGTCAAAATCAGATAGATGGATTTAATACCAACTTGAATGCAGGTAGTGACACAGGAGATATCTATATGTCATTTTTATCCTCCTCAGCTTCCAATTTTTGGATATATAAAGGAGAGGCAAACAGACGTACTCAAAACGGAAATATGTTTGTAATAGGAGTTGTTGATTTAGGGGGTGCTGCTTGCACAACAATAAGATTCTTTCCTTATGGGACAGGATTTGATACTGGTCGATTTAGTTTCACTGCATATCATACGGTCTAATGAAAACATTAACTTACAATCATGAAACACAAGAATGGGTAGAGTCAGATGATGGTAAAGACCCAGAAGTACTTTCTAATGATTATTACTTAGAAGTCTTAAGAATGAATAGAAATCAATTATTAGCAGAAACAGATTTTTATGCTTTATCAGATGTAACCATGTCTGATGAAATGAAGACTTATAGACAGGCATTAAGGGATTTACCAGCTAATACATCAGATCCCTCAAATCCTACATATCCCACAAAACCTAGTTAATTATGAGCCAAATAAAAGTTAATTCAATTGTTCCTTCAGGTGGGCTACCAACTGGTTCTAATGGTGGAATTATACAAGTAAAACAAACAATAAAAAAGAATGTATTCACTACTTCACAAGCTGTATCTAGCGGATACACAGACATTACAGGTTTATCTGTAGCCATCACACCATCAAGTAATGCAAATAAAATATTAGTTGTTACTCAGATTTACAACGGAGCAGCAAATAATGCTGTTAACTTTTTTAGGCTTTTGAGAGGTAGCACTTTTATTGACCAACCTTCAGGTACTTCATCAGGTGGTGCAAATTATAATGCTCATGCTTTTAGTTATTACGATGCTAATTATCAAGACAGTACAGCTTTTTCAATTTTAGATTCTCCTGGCACTACTTCAGAAACAACTTATAAAATTCAGATGGCTGTTACTAGTGGTACTTCAGCTATAAATTCATTTGTTGGAGCAACTGGTAATTATTATGGAATAAGTATGATAACAGCCTATGAAGTTTCTGTTTAGACTGGTTAGTTTAAATATATAACGGTGTAGTAGTTGCTAACATAATCTCATTTGTTTAAATTAAGAATAAGTTATAAATAATAAATGCAGATAGTTAATTTTTTTCTATCTAGACCTTCGGTTTACACACTTCCCGGAACTTGGGAGAAGCAACCCTTAATTAAACATGGTAATTATGCTGGACTTCCACCAGAGGGTCAAATAATTGCTATCATCCTAATACTATTGTTTTTGGTCACAGGTTATGGAATATACATGGCTTTCGGACCACCTAACAAAAATTTAACTGATCCTTGGGATGAGCACGACGATTAAAGCAATCTTAAAATTTATTGTTATCTTCTCAGGTGTAGTAACTTTTTTTGAGATTTTTTCAATTTTTAGTTAATTTTTTAAAATATTCTCCAGCATTTTCAGCTTGTTTTATCTTATTTTTGCAATGTTCGCAATCACAAGTGCAATGTGGGCAATCGCATTTCTGTTTTAATGCAGCTCTTGCCTCTTGAAAAAAAGGTAAGTTTTTTAATTTATAAGTCTGCAATTTTATAGTGCAAATATTAATTAAATTATACTTCCAAAAAACCATATAACCCTGCCACTGTTCCGACAATGACAAAGAAACCAAACTCTATTAGTGGATAGTAAGGGCTATAGAAAATTTTTTTCATGCATAGATGAAAGCACTAAGATCAGTTGCTAAATATGCAGCGATAATTAGTGTAAATAATAAATGGTTCATTAGGTTCCTTGATAAACAGGTGACATAACA